CAACGCCACTAGCTTTTGGGTGTCCAAGGAAGTCTCAAACTCAAAGAGTCTCATTATCTACGTTCGCGACCCAGGGCGGCTGCAGGTGTATCTAAGTCTTCTTCATCGTCTGCTGGCAAAGTTGCATCTATATTTAGATCTGCATCAATGTCAGCGCCAGCATCACCGTCAACTGCACCTAGGTCAGCACTGGCATCAACACCAGCGTCAACACCCGGGATAATCGGTGCTTGACCTGTTAGAATGCCTTGAGCGGCTTCCAGCTGTGTTTTACCTGACTGTATGGAAGTCAGCAATGTTGTCAATGCGGCTGTTGAATCAGCTTGATACTTGGTGGCTTGATCAATACCCATGTCATTGCGAATACTGTTGACCAAGGCAGGTAGATCTTTAAATTGCATTTCAGAAATTTGTTCCATCATTTTCTGAATTTGATCAACCATGTCTTGTGCAGCCAACACCACTTGAGCTTGTTGTACTTCGCTTTCGCTAATGCTACGACGACTCTCGGCCATGCCCAGGGTAGGTTGTGTTATTTGCTTTTGAATGTTTCTAACTTGTCCTTGAGCCACTTTGAGTTGATCTTGCAGTTGCTTTTTACGCTGTGCCATCTGCATGGCCATCTGCGCTGGATTGACAGCGGCAACTGAGCCAGCGGCACCGGCTTGATTAGCGCCAGCAACAGGTGCCACGCCACCCACTGTGGGTTGTTCGTTGAGTTTGCTGACTAAAGCTTGCTCTACCATTACCAGCTTCATGTAATCAGGATTACGTTCGCTGTAGTGAAAACTAACACTGTCACGATGTTCTTTAACCAATGAACGTACCTTGCCTAGCATGGTGCGAGCTTGTTGTCGTGATAATCGATCAAAGTCAATACGAGCGCCGTGTTGGCTCTCTAGTACTTTAGCGATTTGTTCTGTTGGTCGGCGTGCGCCCAGGTCTTGCAGTTTCATTGTTGAATCCTCGTATTTGCCAGTATTTAGCCAGATTTACACATTTGTCCAATCGAAGGGTCACTTGGCTCAAACGGTCTCGCCTGGCACTGATTTTGCCATCAGCTGCCGAACGTGTGGTATAATTTTTAAATCCTGCAACCAGCGTGGACCTAACAAACAAGTCCGCTGTCAGCATGGTTTTTCTAGAATCTAGAACTAAAATCTGGTCTCTTAAACTCAGTTGATTGCATTTGTCTGCAATACACCAGCTTAGTGCAGATCTAGTAGATGAAAATTCTCCGCATGGCACATTGTTTTTATTGACCAAAAATGCACTGTTGTGTGTGGGTTTGATCAAGTAATTTCCAAATACTTCGTAACAGTTGTTTTCTACAGGAATCAAGACATTTTGTTGCAGAGAAGGAAATTCCTCTTCTGCCAGGCGTTGCAAATGATTCAGTACTTTTTGATTTGTTATCATTTGAATACGTAATGAGATAGCAACCAGCCCACTGTGGCTGCTAGTACACCTATTAGGCCTATGCCCCAGCCAATGAGTTGGTCATTTCTTTTCTCACTCATCTTGTGCACCATGCCGTGCAGGTCCACAATCATGTCTTTGAGGCTGGATACTGTGGTCTCAACTGTTTCTAGTTTGAGTTCCAGTAATTTATAGCGTTCAGCACACAGCTCAACGTGTGCTTCCAAACTCTTTTTTTCAATATCAGTGGTATCAGCCATTAAATGCTCCGTTCGAATATTTAGCTTTTGAACACTGTGAACCAAATGTTAATTTCGGGTCCTGCAGTAGTTAAAATATTACCGATCTCTGACTTTTCTGTCAATCCCAGTATCATAGGTACCCCAACACAATCACGCAACAGTCCACCCACTAGATTGTCATTTAATGATATTGATTCAATGTTCACAACATCAAATTCAAATTCCCAAGTCAACGTGCTTGTGTTGTATATAGGTGTAGAAATATTTTCTGGCAATGTTCTTAATGAAATCAATTGATTAATTGTTTCCCAATTTCTTTGTTGATTTCGAGATCGTGTCCAATTAAGTTGATCTTGAATAAGTTGTCCTGTTTCATCATGAAAAGGTATGCGAGATTCTTTATAATGGCTGCGCACGCCTGTAGCTGTTATATCAAACAGTGTACAACAATGTATTCGATAAAACATTATGAAAGTGTTATCCTGCTGTTTGCACTTAGAATATAACGATCACGATGACCTTGATAGGGCAGGGCTGAATGTTGTACCCAACCAGGAAATACCACCAGCATGCCGGGTTCGGCTAGTATGTCTATGCTGTTGTCACGGCTCATGTACAATGTGCCTGCATCAGTATGCATGGTGGTGTTAGGGTTGTAAAACCGATTTAATCCATTTTTTGTTGTGCTGTCCATGTCTCCACAATCAAGATAATAAATGCAACTCCAAGTGCTGTTGGGATGTATGTGCATGTCGTGATAGCCACCGTTGCGTGTGATATGGCACCAGGATTCATGCAATTCAACTTGTATGTTTGTGCCAGGCGGCCAGTGACGTTTGTTGGCGTCGTGGCTGGCTTGAAACATACAGTCTTTTACCCAGTCAGCCCAGGCCGTGACTGCGGTATTGTCATATTTCACAAAGTCAAATCCGCTTTCGTACAAGCCTTTTTTGGCGTCAGGTGCTATATTACTAACGTAATTGCGTTGTTCAAGATCTTCACAAACTGCCTTGAGTTCTTTTACATGTGTTTTGTGTTCGGCCCAGTCAAAGTTGTAGAACATTGTGGGCCATAGTGGCATTGGTTGCATAGTGTAAGTATTTAACAGCCAAGAAAAACCCTGGAATAAATCCAGGGCCTTGATCAAATTAAATTTGATTAAGCTAGTTTGAAGCCTACATTTGTAACGTCTGTACCGGCTACGTTAACACCAGTCAATGTGCCATCGCTGGCTGTGATTTGAACGTTGCCTAGAGCTTTCAAGGCTGCGTCAAGAGTAGCGGCTGTCCATGCATCTTGTGGATACACAGCGTAGCTGATTTGGCCAGTGCTGTCGCCTTCAACCTGGTACTTGGCAATAGTTGCTACACGTTGAATAGCTTGGTTAAGTTGAACTACAACACCTGGTGTGAACACACCGCCGCTGTAGCTGCCAAGTTGAGTGCGCAAGTCAATTGCTTGGTTTGAAGAGTTTTCAACAATTACTTTGAAAAAGTCCAGTTTTGGACCATCCATCTGTACCAGTGCATCTGTAGAACCGATTGTACCAGTTTGTGGACCATTGTTGATGTCCATTGCGAATACTGGTTGTGCGTCACCAGTGAAGGGTGGAAAATATGCCATTTTAGAATCTCCTAAGTTAGTGGCCTTTCAGGGCCTACTTTTATTTAGTCAATTGACAAAAATTACTGAGGTTGAGGATTATTTCTAGCACGATTTTGTGCGGCAAAAGCGTCTGATCCAAAGCGTCCCACTGCTTTGCTATAGCCTGCAGGGGTGGCCATGACCCAGCCTTCTTGTCCGGGGTGCTGTGCATCCAATTGACCACGGATACCTTCTTTGATATCGTGCAACAACAAAAATGCTTGAAAAGCCGCTGCCATGCCTGCTTGGCGTTGTGGTTCGTTTACATAGTTGGCAATGTTGTTGTATTTGCTAGTAGTTACTTTGCCCTGCAACCATTTGCCAAATTCAGGCAAGAGTGTTTGTGGATTAAGTCGTTGTCCCACTTTGGTGTTCACATAGTCTACACACAGTCTGGCTAGATCAGCAATCTTGGCATCACGCATGGCAGCAGGATCAAACAGCCGGTTGATGTTTGCGCCTTGTGTGGCCACAATGTTTTGTAACTGTTTGACTTTGGCAGCGTCAGGTACAATAGAACTTGGTATTGATGCCGCAGGATCAGCTAGCAACAGACCTGGCACAGGATTAAATGCAACACCTTTTAGTGGCTCACGTGGTGCTGTTTGATCTGCATACATTGTGTGCATGGCAACGCCTACTCGACTAGCGCCAATTCGTTTGCCTAGTGCGCTGTTTACAGGAATGCGATAAGTCACAGTGTTGGGAGTAAACACGTAGCGTCCATCTTCAACCGGCGGTGTTGCCATGTACAACAAATCGCCCTTGACATAGCCACGAAAGTCGCGAGGCAAGGCTGCATCAAGCATGGGCCATAATTGAGTGTAAATGGGTGCCAGTTGCTCAACTCGGTTACCTGCCTTGCCCTTGGCCACAGCACTGGCATCACGTTGTGCCATGTTTTTAGTAACAGCATCGGGACTGGTAAACAATCCGTCATAGCCCTTGGCATCAAATCCTGATCCGTCTGTGAGCACAAACTCACCTGTTGAAGGTTTTCGTCCAAATATAATAGCCGGCTTGCCGTCCCACTTTACTGTGGTTGTTTCACCGGGCGCAGCCGCTGCCTGTTGCACGATGTTTAGTGCCTGTTGGATACCTGCTGT